TATACAGTGAATATTTGCTTTTTGATAATCAGCTTGTTTTGTAGCTGAGGGATTTTTTATCACTGTAGAAACGCGATTTCTTTGACCGCGTTTACGGACACCAATTTCATTTACATTAAGTTCGGTCATTTTTTCTTCCTTTTCTTTTTGAACGGGATTAATAAATTTTTGGGATTAAGGTATCTGCCAACATTTCCAAGGACAGATCCGACAGTTTTACCAGCATTAAGAGAACCACCAAGAGTTTCAGCCCATTTAGCATCATAAGATTTTATAATATTTTCATAGTTTACACCACGAGCAGTAGAGGCAAGTAAGCCAGCATGAGTACGCATTAACTCTTGTTCAGTTTTTTTCTTAGCAGTGTCCTCATTTATATTTTTTACAGTAGCTTTCGCAAGAATGCCTTCAATAGAAGCTTTAGCTGAAGATACAGCATCACCCATAGCATTTTCAGGTTGGTACATACCACCAAAGCCGGGAGAAGAACCACCGCCACCTCCAGTGGCAGCAAGTACAGGATTTAAACCAGCTTTTTTAAGACCACGAACCTCAGCGGATTTCCATTTATCAGCAGTTTGTAAAGCTAATTCAGTTTGATCGATCATGGCATTACGACGATCCTTATTAGCATTTCGAGCACCAAAGGCAGAAGAGAGGCCAGAGACAAGACCTCCAACACCACCAATTAAACTTCCATATCCAGACCAGTCAGTCATTATTTTTTCTTTGGTTGAGAAAGACCCAATATGCCGCCGACTATAACACCAATAAGAGCATAGATAGTATCCCAGTTAAGTTGTAGCCATTCCATTATGTAATCTCCAGTTCAGTTTCAAAAGGTAACAATTCATTAAGTTTTTTCATCGTCAAACGAGAATTTAACACAGAATTACCACGAAATACATTACCAGGCAATATACAGCCTACAGTATCAGAGACAGTATTACCAGCATGAATTAATATTGCATAGCGATTTGGGACGTCATTGACCCAAAATGAGTTTTTAAAACGAGTTCCAGAATATTTTTTAAGTGTATAAATGCCAGAGGGAATACAAGATATAAACTGTTTATTTTGTTTCCATGGAAGTTCAAGAGTAAGACAAATCGGCATCATAGTTTTTTTATTGAAAAGAACACCATAAGTAGCATGGTCAGTATAAGTTCTCGTAAGTAGCAGCATGTTTTTTCCTTTTTACAATTATGTTAGCTATAAATTTACAATCAGAAGGTGAATACCCATACCAAGAAACAGCATGATCAAGGATAGTTTGTAGTTCAGATGTAGGAGCGGCCTCCAAATATTGGATTGTCTCAAGATTCATGGGGTCTCGCCCCCATACGGCGAACACACTTCTATTACCGGATTAAGTTTCGAGCCAGATTGCACCAGCTATCATCCACAAAAAGAAGAGCATAAAGAAAAGTATAAGTGTGCCCATTTTAGAACCTATTTTGTAGACCAGGAATAGAATATAGAGGCATAGGACGTGCCCATTTACCAGAACCATAAATATCGGCTTTAAAATGTGGTTCACTGGTTACGGCAGTCACACGATCAATGGGAGTATTTTGCTCTATAAAGTCAGCATTAAGCGCAGGAAGAGAACTAAATTCCTCCGATAAATGCCAAACATCCAAAGAAATTGGATCTGTAGAACGCATACGACCAGTAATCATAGACTTACCGTAACGCAGCTCCGACCAGCGCTCTTGGTAGCCGAAGACAGCAGCATCCGCCGCTAGGTCCGCATCGCCTTGGGCATAGATTTCCTTATTGAGAACCTCTTGTTCTCCGAGGTTAGCAAGAGCAGGGAAGTAGAAGTCATACCTAGTGTCACGCGAAAGAGTTTTGTGAAGACCTTGTTGATAAGTAAGATCAGCACGTACACACATCATACCAATAATCCAACCATGTTCTACGAAGGATTTAAGGAAGCCAACACCGTTAATAGTAGCAGTGGCAGTAGCAGCAAGAGTCCCAAGCTCTGTAGTTGCAGTTTCGGACGTTTGCGCCAAAGGAGAAACAATAAAAGGGTAGCTGCCGCCGCCGATATATTCAGGGCGTTGTAAACGGAAATCAGGAGAAGTAACACCAAAATGTGCATTAATAAGTTCGACATAACGAGTACCTCCACGAGCGTCAGTTTGTAAGAGATCTTGGATAGCAAAGCTTTCATACAATTGACCAATAGTTGCAGCAGTTGCAGCAGAAAGATCAGCACGAATATAAGGATAAGCGTCAGTACCAGAAGCAGCAGTACCTTCTACATACCAATGTTGAGATGTTGAAGCAGAAGAACCATCGATTTTACCCTCGAATGGATAAGTTGTAGTAGAACCACCAGATCCACCAGTTTCATAACGAGGCGCCGGAGTAGAACCAAAAGTTTGATTGCGTTTACCAATACCAAGGACAGGAGCTTCCGTACCTAATGGAAGATTTTCGGCAACACCTTTTTGAAGCCAAGGTAAACAAGCAGTGAAGTAATCATGACGTTTACCACGTTTAAGTAACTTATAATCGGTGGGAGTATCAGGGCCGTCATCTTTATCAAAAGGCACTTTATCTTGGAGATTTTGATCTCTAAACCATTCATTCCAAGAAAAGTTATAAGCTCGGCCAAGATAATTATGGTATTCAAGACCACCAATACGAGTAGGAACCCCACAATAGTCATGGAAAGCAGCAGCAAGCTCGTCAGTAGTAGGGGAAGACCAATCAGCAGGAGGAACCCAGCCAGTAGTAGCAGGCGAAGTGATTTTAGGAGTAGCATAATCAATTGAATCACCAGGGTCATCTTGTTCACCCATAAGTTTTTGCCAATTATCCTGGAGCAAGCGAGTAGGACAGTAGAAGAAGAAGAAATCACAATATAAATTATCCATGAAAGGTGTTTCAGGAGTTATCATACGAATGATAGAAGAAAAACGCATCTGGGCAGTATCACCAGGGTATATTTCATCCCAATAAAAGGGGATAAGATAATCAGCATTAAAAGTAGTTTTGTGTTCAAAAGGACGAGTAAATTGAGAGCGAGGAATACGAGCCTTGGGAACACGAGAGAAGGAGTGTTGCATAACAGAAGGCAAAGATTTTTGTCCAATATTTATCATAATTTTTCCTTTATGTAGTAGCCCGACTAGAGCGCTAGTTAAGAATTGTTTTCAGTTTCAAGTTTAAGATCGAGACCATTAGCAACAGCCTCTTTAGCATCATACAAAGATATCTCACCGGTATTAGGATCAAAAGATCCAATTTCAAACAAAGTAAAATCCTCCGGATGAGAAGATAATACACTCTCGCCGCCATTAACAGCATCACCAAAAGATCGGATGGCTTGGCCGCGAGCAGGATTTACAGTAGGGGAAGTATAAGTTTCAGATTTAACGTCATAAACGACATATAGTTTTTGTGTCATAAAATTTTCCTTATTCAAGAGTTCTCGGCAAGAGCTTTAGTCGGGCGTTTTGACATTTTTCCCGAATTAATAATCTATCGGGAGTATTATTATCATCATGTTTTGAAGCTTTAGTCAAACGATTTTCTTTTACCTCGTCAAATTCATATGGACGAGTAGTTTCCAGGACACCATCATAATATCGGGGTGGCCTACATTTTACACCATTTATAACCACGTAGTCATGTGGATAAACATCAGCCATATATTTATGCATCCAAAATCGGCCAATACCGGGACGACGGGACATAGTAGTATACTCAGGATTGATATGACGAATTTCGCCAGAATCAGGATCCACAATTTCGTAGTGAGTGAGGCCGTTTTCTTTTTTTTCATCACGCATTTTTCCGTTTATTTTTTTCATTATATATCTTGCACAGTAGGCCGCGCTTTCAAATGTAACCTCACCAATTGTTGAGAAGCCATAGGGCCACAATGTTTGGAGAGATTGTGAGATATATAGGTCACAACCGGTTTCGGTTTTTTTCCAAAGTTCTTTATCTGGGAAGTCGAAATTAAAGATACAAGCGTGATAGTGTGGTCGGCCATTTTTTTCACCATATTCTCCGCAATGGAAGAATCTTATATTTGAGCCATACTTAAATCGTAGGCGTTTCATAAATAGTTGAAAGTCACGGACATCAACAGACCATGGATTATCCCGTTTTTCAAGATGTTCAGGCGCAAAAGTAAGGGTAATGAAGCAATTATTCTCATAAAGCTGAGCTTCATGAATACAACGCATAGCCCATTGACGGGATTTTTCCAGACGACAGCCCACACATTGGCCACAAGGCAATTTTATAGCTTCATGATCGTGGGCTTTTTGACGGGAGAACGTAATTTGATGTTTCCCGTTTTTTCGCATTCGCGATTTATAAGCATCCAGAGGGTGATAGCAAGGCATAACATCCTCCAGAAATTAATTAAAGACGAATGCCTCCGCGCATAGGACGAGCAGACAAGTTTTTCTTGTTAATATACTGGGCAGTTTTAGTAAACAATTTACCAGAATATCCAGAGCTTAGTTTTTTTCTACGCATAATTTTTTCCTTTCAAATTATTTGTTAATTTAAGAGTGAAGTGCTTAGGTGCACTGTCA